ACGCGACTTTTCACAGTGTAGTGCGGTTGGCGACTGCGGTGATACGGAACCATCTCTAGCGTATTTCTTTCCACTAGGATGATTTGCATACCTACGGGAGCGAGTAAATCCCATTTCAAGAAACTTCCTTGCCATATCCATTCCAATGAAATCCCGTTGCTTCTTATAGTCACAAAACATGGAGTATATCTTAGAAGCAGATTTGCGAGCGACATCTTCATTTACAAATCTCCAATGAGCACAAATATCGTTAGTATAAGGGCGAACCAGTAGAACTCCTTGCTCTCCCCTTCCAATACGATAAAGTTTACGATTTTCTTCAACTGTAAAGTCGATTGTCTTATAATCGAGTCCATAGTCAAACTCCTTCATTTCTTTTGCTCTCTCATGTGCTGTTCATCCAATGCTTTCAACTGCTCCATGTATTCCTCTCTGCCATCTTTGGTAAAGACTTTCTTTTCATAATCAAAATGAGGATGTGGTTCAGCAGAAACTACAGGATCTTTAGTCCGATTTTTGATGACGATAAATCTATCGGCAGCAAATGTTCCTGCAAGTTGAACCTCTATTTCATCAGTATCTTTCCAGTTAACAGTGCCATCCTTTTTGGTGTGTAGCATTGCTTCTTGGATTTTGTCAATCAGTTCTTGAGTGAGTTTCACTTATATTTTAGTAGATGAACACATTATAGCACAAGATTCTTAACATTGCACCCCCTTTTGTTACGGACTCAATATAATTAGTATAAACGTATACTATTATGAACGGACGATTGAATAAAGTACAGATGTTAGCAAAGGTTATGCGTATGAAAGACGGTCTACACCGTCATCAATGGTATCCCCATTGGAAAGATGATGAACGTGCTGCAGCACAGATGATATTAAACAATGTTCTTGATGTGCTAGACGAATACTGGGAATGATTTTCCCTCATGTTTTAACATATCTCCAATCATATTCATTTTATCTACATATCTACTTCTATATGGTTCTTGGGAGTATGGTATGTAGTTTTGTTTTGTAACCTTATATTGTAAATAAGTATAGTCAAACTGATACCTATGACATAAACGATTTGTGGTATCACCTAATCTTCTATGTTGCACTATACTATTGTCAAATATTAATAAGTCATCATCATTTTCCCACCAGTAATCGTAAGTATATGGGTCTAATCCTTTTCTTATTTCTGCTAATACTTTTTTCGCTTCTAGGTTAGACATACCTTTGATACCTGTTACAGTATTAAAACTATAATGCAGTCCTTTGATTCCTGCAGGACTCTCTATGACCAGAGGTATTTCTGTATCTGGATCAGGGCACATGTTCTTATACATTAGATTGTCCTGTGGATCATTAAGACCAGGATTTATCCTGCCAGGCATAAAGTTGTGTATGAGAATCATCTCGTCTAGTTCACTACGAAAACTATCACTCACACTGTAATAGTATGGTGTAGTTACCATAAAACCTGTGGCACTGTTAGTCATGTTCTCTGCACCTAACAATGCAACTGCGGGTGTAAATGCTATGTCACCACTCTCATTACTATGCCATAACAACTCACCATCAGCGAACATGCCTATGCGTTGTCCGTTGACTTTCTTACCACTTACTCGTAGCGTATTACCTGTTTTTTGATTGCAACCACCAACACGTTGAAACTCTCGTATAATATCTTTCTCTTCATCTGGAACTTCTGTGCTTGCTATGATATGATCTATCTGTCCATTTGCCCATGGATATCTGGCAAACAAAGTTGCTGCATAATTCTGTCTGTCCTTACCCCATTTTTTTATAACTTGATGAAAGGATCTACTATCTAATCCAGTAGACCTTATAATCATGACAAGTTTTTGCATGGATAACTTGCCAAGATCCATCCACTCAGTTCTTGTGAGATTTCTAAAGTCTATGTCATCAACAAATACACCATAACCCTCAAGGTTAGGAATATTAGTTATGCGGGTCATAATATCTTATCAACCACCCTGCTGCAGCGACCAATACTATGACTACTATCAATGCGATCATTCTGGTAACTCCTTCATCATTTTTCTTACATTATCTTTTAGTTTATCATAAAACTGAGGACCTATTTCCTCTTTTGGCATACCTAACATAGCAGCAGCATTTTTTACTTGATCTACAAGTTTTTTTGCTTCTGGATCCTCAGACAATGTAACACGCATATACATTGTTTGTTGAAGTTCAATCAGACGCATCATTTTGTCTAACTGTTCTCTTTTCTGAGATAAATTTAACATCAGACCCATCTTGTTAATCTCCATGTAGAGATCTTGCATCTGTGTTAATTCTTTTTGGACTACTTCTGATTGAAAAAACTTCATTCTTCTGATTCTTCTGATGGGGGGTTAGGTGTGAGTTTACTTCCTTGTCCAGACTGTTCCCAAAATTCTGAGACAAGTCCTAGTTCAAATTCTCTATTGACATTGAACATTTGTTTTTCTAAAAGAGCAATTCTCTCTTCTAGTTTCTCTAAGTCAGACATATTGCTGTTTGATGATGTTTTTATACTTACCTTTATCTATATGAATAAAGGGTTCATATTTTAGTATGCGATTACGAATTGGTCTCCATACTATTTCTTCTTTGATAATCTTGTCAAAATTTTCAACATAGTTGAAGATCTTCTGAAAGATTGCCAATGTTTCTATGCTTATTCTACCACCTAAGTGTGCTTTTAGCAAGGGTGGGTGCATACCATCTATTATAAACAATTTATCAAACTTCTGTGAGACCTCATGTAGGGTAAACACGTCCTCTTTAAATCTATATGTTAATGATTGTTTTCTTTTGAGATACTCTTGATAATTTTTTGCACCCTCTCTCACCAATGTAGCAGGATATACTTTGTCCTCTACTATCATATTAGCTACAAAAAATTCGCGTAACTCGTCCTCCTTAAAAGTTCTCGAAAGTTTCACAAAAAAGAATTTATCTCTGCGACTATCAAATGACTGCTGAGATGCCTTAGCAGTGTTACCATATTTGAGATAGTCGAATGTTTCTGTAGTAAAGTGAAGTTTCAGAGAGAGATACATTTTGTATACCTCTATTCCACTCATAATTTAAGTATTGCTTTTGATGTTCTTTTCATGTAGTTTAGACGTTGTGCGTCAAACTTTAATTTCTCTTTTAGTGGTTTAGATATTAACTTACTAATTCCATCCATTTCTATATTTTTATCCTCACAGAACTGGACTATTGCTTCAATATAATTTAGATCACCTTCTTTGACAATATTCTCTATCTCCACTGAAAACTTTGCAGCGGTCATAAAGTTTTTTTCAAAGATGTCATCAACTTTACCAGTTGCCATTGTCTCTCCTATAGGCGTCAATATACTCTTTAAGTTTTCGAGCGTATTTAATTGTGTCATAAATTTCAAAGATTTGCGGTTCGCCTGTCTCACAAGCGATAATTGTAACAAGTTTCTTGGGTATTAAACCAGTTAACTCTTGAAACATTATAGCATATGCTGTCTCCTGTGCAAAGTAGTCGTGGATCCATTCTTCACGTTTGTACTTTGTAGAAGTTTTGAAATCTATTATCGCTAACTCTCCGTTGTATTCTGCAATACAATCAACTCTTCCTGCCATTTTCAAGAGACTAGAAGACAAAGGTTCCTCTAGGGCATGTATGTTATCAATACTATCTAGGTAGGGTTTAATCTGGTAAAATAACCCCATGGATAGTGGGTCGTCACTATATTTACTGATTGATTTATTTTCTAGATATAACTCACATAATTTATGACACTTATTACCACGTGTAGATGCACGTTTAGATATGGAATTTGCTTCCTCTTCACCAACTCTATTTCTCCATTCCATGATGGACTTCTTTTTAGAATGTCCTATCACAGTTGTAACAGAAGGGTAGAGAGAATCGCCAACACGATATCTCCTACCCTCTGGTGTGGTTGTTGCTCTTAACTGTGGAAAGTTATGTATGTTTAAATGTTTAAATGCCAAGATTCAATTTGCTAATCAAATAAGATTTGACTAGACCTGATCTCACGATATCGTCAATGCCAAACTCAATACTTTCAAACTCATCCATGTCATCAATAATTTTTTTGAAGTCCATGATACCAGTTTTCTCATGTGCCTTAACAAGGTCACTCTGTGCAGCATCCCCTGCAAAGATGATCTTACTATTCACACCTAGTCTTGTTATTATACTATCTAATTCATGAAAGTTCAAGTTCTCAGACTCATCAACCAAGACTATACTATTATCTATGGTAGTTCCACGGATGAAACTTGTAGACCAGAATGATATAGTATCCTGTGCTTTTAGGTTGCCATATAGCATCTCAAATGATGCATCATCAGGCATCTCAAACATATAACGTACCATGTTCTTGTATGGTATCTGATATAAGTTTGCCTTGTCTTCATGGTCGCCAGGCAAGAAACCAATCTCTCTAGTAGGAACTAATGACCTAACAATATACAACTTATTATATGGTGTAGATTCATCTAGAATACTCTTGAGTGCAAGATATAGTGTAATAAATGATTTACCTGTTCCTGCTGCTCCAAATAGAAATAGATGCTTATTACTCTGCCATGCCTCATACACCTTCTCTTGTGATGGTGTAAGAGGTTTGATATCTAATAAGTGGTCTGCTCCTATAGGTTTTTTTCTCATTTGTCTGGATGATAGTCCAACCATTGTTGGTTGCTTTTTGCTTTTTACAGGCATACTAGATTTTGTCGAATTGAGCGTACGGGTGATGTTTCTTGACGTTGTTTA